TTGTGGACGAACGGATGACGTTACTGGTGGGTTGTTCATACGAAACATCATCTCTTGCTCTTCTTGAGCCCTACGATTGAACTCTGCATTATCTCGAATAGCTCTCTCAGCGTCAGTCATAGTAGACCCAGAAGATTCCATCATAAGCTGATCTGGCGTAATTTCACCACGAGCAACTTTATCTGCGTAGGTATCTGGTGTCATTTGCTCCATGCGATCATCAACTTGGTAACTTCCCATGTCCTGAACCATCATACCAGCATTCTTGGCTGACATCATTTCACGCTCAGTCATCTCGACTGGGTTGCCGTCAACCATGTATGTCATGGTATCTCCACCACCCATCATGCCACCAAGTGCATTACTAAGTTTTTCTAGAATTTCTTTAATACCCATAAACTCAGGCTCAGTTAAACCAGCTCCTTGGGCAACTCTTGCTTTTGTTGTCTCCATGCCTTGGACAATGTCTTTTGTGCCTTCTGGGTCCATCTGCATAAGACCTTGCTGGGCTGACGTAATCATTTCTATCTCTGCCTGAGATACTGCGCCCATTCCTTCTGGACGCATTTTTGGTGGAGACATCATTTGCATCTCCATGTCAGAGACTGCACCAGTACCATCCAAAAGCCTGTTCATCTGCTCAATTGTTTCTTCAGCCATAATTTTCTCCTTATTGATAATTAAATAAACCTGCATCCACTTCTGGATCGTACAGGTCAGTGTAAGCTGTATCGGATACAGTTCCGTCAGGGTTTAGTGTCTGCGTACCAAGTAATACATTTTCTTCACCGATCTTCTGAGATACTGTCGGTCCACCTAACCTGACACCCTCCATAAGTTCAGGATTTAACAATGCACCATCTGCACCATAATAAAGTTTTGTTCCATCTTCTTGCTCAACAACTCGAACCATTTCATCAATTCCTGCTGGAGTATAACCAAATCTTGTTAAGTAGGATGGTGCTCTGTTCCACATTCCTCCAGATCGACCACCTATAAAGTCACCCATTACATCTCGCATACCACGGACTTCTCTTGTTTTCTGGTAGCTGTCATCACTGCCAAAGTTATCAGCTCCATCGTTTGGTTGCCCAATAACAACCTCATCACCAGCACCACCAACAAATGGATCTATGATACCATCAGCTATTGCTTGGTTTACATCTGTTTCAAAAACTTCATCAGTGATTTGCGTCCCATCTACATATTGATAACCACCGCCATCTGCCACAGTAATCATCTTGCTATCGTCACCAGTTTCTAAAAGAGTATTTTTGCCAATCTCGTTAAGTATTGCTGCACCATTAACAGGTAGGTCTGTTTGGAAATCATCAGTGTTTATAGTCGCTGGATCTTGCCCATCATACGGAACAAATAAAGTTCCATCCTCGTTTGTAGACATTGTTGCTGGGTTATTAGGATCTAAACCGCCAACAACTCCGTATGATCCATCTGTTTCCAAGGTTGTCTGGATCATCTGGCGTTTGCTTACCACCAAGACTTAGTATGCCAGCCTCTTTCATAGAGTCTGCATATTCCTGATATGCACTTCCACCAGCAGCATTAATAGCAATATTCGCTGCATCAGCTGCAGCCTGTGTAGCATGAGCAACGCCATTTATATCATAGAAAACATCAGGAACTGTTGTCGTGGCTGTTGTTGCAGTTGTGGTATTTCCACCAGTTGCATCGTAAGTCAGATTATATTTGTCCTCGTTAAAAGTCTGCGTATCAGCAGTACCAAGAGTTGCAATTTCCACCACAGTATCAACAGCTGCCTGTCCAACGTCACTAGCAAAATTACTAGCAGCAGTCACACCAGAAGATATCGCATTTCCTATTCCTTCAGCTATGCTAGTAAAAGACCAACTGTCATCGGTGTCGTTATCATCACTACTAGATGTTTCACTACTACCACCCCAACTAAATCCAAATAAATAAGCAGGGACACCATCTGGACCAGCAACAGGAGGAATATTTCCTCTATAGTCTTGGATAAGACTTTCCTCTTCAGGATTAATATATGCCAACATATGTGGCTGACCACCAATAGTTGTTTGCCTTGGAATAGAATCTAAAGCTCCATATTTCATGCTGTGGCTACTCCCTCTTGACTTGGCATCTGATTAGGCTGTGGCATTGCAGCCATGACATTGCCCAACGCACCAAGTTTACCTTGCTTCATTTGCATTATTCTCTGCATTAAATATTGGCTTGCGTCAAATGGAGCTTCGTTCTGTGGTGGGCTGTCTTGTGGTAAACCGCCAAATGCAGCTGGATTAATAGGTCTTATCGAGGCTAAAAGCTCATCCATCTTTCATTGCTTCCATTTGTATTTTAGCTTGATTCTTTTCTCGCTCCAACTGCAACTCAGCCTCCAGCTTCAATACTTTAGCCTGTAAATCTGCTTGAGCTTTCGCTGCAGAGATCTCCATGTCCTGTCGTGCTTCAGCCTGTTTGATCTCAATGGAAGACTTCGCCTTGGCTTGGTCTGCCTGTATCTGTGACTGAGTTCTTAGCTTCAGAGCCTCTGCCTCTAACTGGGCAAGTTGCTGTGCATATTGCAGTGGGTTAGCCTGTTGTCCCTGCTGACCTTGAGACTGTATCGCTGCAATCTCTTTCATCTGTGGAGCTTCCTGAACCACTTGTGCAGCACGTTGACTAATCAGGCGATCAAGATCTGGATTGATATCCTCAACCTTGTAATCCTTATTGCCAAAGTCTGGAACTGGTGGAAGTGGCACACCGACACTTGCCTCCATTCTTGCCCTGTACAGCAACGCAACGTGCTCTGCTATGTGGGCAATCAGTATTGGCTGCATCGCTGCAGCACCAGGATTACCTGCCAGTGACGGATCTTTGATAAACTGCATATGGACAGCAATGTGAGCCTCATGCTCCTGATCAATAAACGCTCGAATAGGCTTGCCATACATGATCGACATATTTTCATCAATCGGATCTAGTCGTGGAGCGTCTTCTGGTTTCTTTAGGATCTCATCAATATTCGGTATTCTAATCGCCTCATACATACGTTTGTAGGCAACATACATATCATGCATCTCAGGAGCTGACTGAGCCATCTGCAAGATAGCTTGAGCCTGTGCAATGCGCTGGGCAGAACTAAAGATGTTGGGGTCACTGACTGGGAGGATATCAATGCGATCATTGAAGTCAGCAGCCATTATTTCAGAGCTACTGCCTATCAATGAAAACGTAAACTGTTCAGGCAAGTTCTCAGCATTCAAATCAGCGAGTAGCTTGAACTCCTGTCCCTGAGCATAATGCAACCGTTTGTGAATCGCTGAGAAGGCTTTTGAACCCTGCTCAATAAGTGCGACTGTCGAGCCAACAGGTGCATTTGGGTTTACGTCCCCAACATTTAAATCAGCAGTGCTGGCAAATCTCTGTCCTGCATCTACGATAAAGCCAAGCAGATTAAACAATGCGCTACTGGGTTCTTTAAATGGCAGTGGCATAATCGCCTTATTGACATCGTCAACAGTGGCATCGAGATCAACGAACTCGCCTGGATTGACCTGAACTTCGCCACCTGAAACTCGACCTCGTAACTTGAAGCCACCCTGCATATTGCTAAACGCTGCAGAATCTAAGAGAGCTCGTAGAGATCCAGTTGCTGCCTTACCCAAGCCACCAATGAGATGATATAAGCCAAAGCCATAAAAACCAAGACCAGGAAGGAACTTATAAGAAACAAACCAATCCCTCCTAATTTTCCTATCGTCTTCTTCACGCCAGTTTCTGCGTATGCTTACAATATTCTCATTATCGTAATCGACAGTCACAACGTATGGAATGCCAACAGCATTGCTATCGTCATCGTCAACATCATCCTCGAAGTTGTGATAAACGTGCATCTCAAGCAGTGTCATTACCTGATCTTGAGAATCATCACCGTACTGATCAACACCCTCGATCTCACCGATTGTATCGCCAGATGGATCGATATCACCACCTGTATCGTCACTTGGCAGATAGTAACCTGACTGGACGTATCGATTGTAGTCGTTCTTTGGAATGCGGATAACGTGAGTATATCGAGGTGAGGTGTAGAGATCCTTGCTCTCTGGAGCCACCACAAAGTCTTCAGCCTTTACGAACTGGCTGCACTGGCGATCTAGGTTAGCGTCCCACCAGACCTTCTTGAAAGTCTGACCAACCAGTGGAAGGTGAAACAACATCTGATCTAGGTCAGGGAAATACTCAGGCATTTCCTGCGTAATCTGGTAGTTCATATATTCACGAACTCTGCGAGACTGTGCCTCAAGCTCTTCATTTGGCTCACCGACAACTACAGTCTTAACTGGACCACCTGACGGATAGAGCTCTGCAATAGCCTTCGCATTGAACTGGGTTGCAGCTTCTGCGATCATTGGATGCACAACTATTGACAGACCACGAGTGGCACGTTCATTCTCAGATTCTTCCATACCACCGTCAGGATCTAAAGTCTTGAGACCCATCTTGTAGCGATCTTCCCACTCTGAGCGAGCCTCACGGTCATTGTTGTAATATGATATAAGTTCTGATGCTGAGTTGTTAAGCTCTTTGTCGGACATATCTTCAGCAAGGTTTGCGTCAAAGTTGCTGTCTGTCTCGACAATATTGTCTAGCTCTGGATCTCCTATGAGAACGTCATCACCAATTTCTTCAACTTGCAAATCATCGGCAGGAGCTGTCTCAGAGAAGGGAGCTATGGATTGTTGAATTGAAATTGGTTCTCTAGCCATACAGAGTTATCCTTCTTCTCTCTTCGTAATCGTCTTCTTCAAAATCATTTGAGTGAGTAACAAACCACCCTTTTCTTAATCTCAGCCATGCCTGAGTGCAAGTATCTACTAAGTCATCGTGACCTTTAGGAAATTGAGCACAGGTATCAATCAAAGTTTTACACCACTTTTTTCCTTTTGGATACCAAATTCTTCCGTCTTCCAAAAGTGCAGAAGATGCGTGAGCTCGTGCCTGTTTGTCTCGATCAGGATTGTAAGCCAGTACAGGCAATCCAGATTGACGTAAATCTTGGAGTAGCGATTGACCTGATGCACGTTTCTCGATCAGGATTGTGTCAGGTTGCCACTCCTCATATGAATCTTGTGCCATCTTCCTGAGATCAGGATAGCTCACTCGATCATACCACATTTCGAGAACTATGGCGTTCATCTGACCATTCATTTTGAAAACACCCCAAGTTGTGCGAGCTGAGTAGTCAGCAGTTTCTTTGGTGCTGAATGCAGTGTCATACGACTGTAGGACGTACTCAATATCAGGTAGGTCATCACTTTCCCATGGAACCCACCACTCAGCCTTGAGAATACCACCACCCTTTGGAGATGGACGCTGTTGTAGCTGACCAGCTGCTGCATAAGAGCCCAGAGAGCGTTCTAGGTCAGATACTGTCTTTTCATCCATACGTTCAGGCCAGAGAAGCTCACCCTCCTTGGTGCGTGGATCTGTAAAGCCTAGAGATGACCTGACTGGCGTAGGGT